TTGATCTTTTTACCCCTAAAAACGACGAAATAAGACACTATCAGGAAGAGTCCTAAGAGTTATGACTACTTCGGATTTAAATGGGCTTAAAACGCCTCCAGTGGCTTACCTAGGGGCGACAGAACCGCGCATATGGACAAAAGGAGGGGATTTACCCTCTAAAGGTCAGGAAATGATAGATTTCTGCGAAGAAATCGGCTTCCCACTGCTTCCATGGCAGAAATGGCTAGCGATAGAGATGCATAAAGTTTTACCTAATGGGAAATGGCGCTTCCCCGAGGTGGGCATAATTATTTCAAGACAAAACGGAAAGAGTACATTCCTGGCTCTTAGAATCCTGGCGGGAATTGCTTTATGGGGTGAGAAACTCCAGGTACACACTGCGCACAAACTTACAACCTCTAGCGAAACCTTTTGGAAGATTGACGAGATTATCCAGAATACTCCGAGACTCCAGGCGCTATTTATTAAGAAGTACGAAACTAAAGGTAGCCAAGAAATCCGCATGAAAGACGCGAGATACCTGGTAAGAGCCAATAACTCCGCAGGTCGAGGAATTGCTGCAGTCGATACGATCCATATGGACGAAGTGCGCGAGTACCAGAGCGATGATGTCTGGACTGCTTTACGCTTTACGCAGTTAGCCTCAGTTAATCCGCAGTTAATCGCATATAGCAACGCAGGAGACCAACATTCCGTAGTCTTAACAAAATTAAGAGAAAGAGGCTTAGCCGCCGCAGAAGGCGCTAACGATCGTATAGGCTGGTTCGAATGGAGCGGTGAACCTGGCTGCGACATATTTATAAACGGCGAACCTAACTGGGAACAGTTCGCCCAGGCTAATCCTTCACTGGGTTACACACTCCAGGCCGATAATTTACAAAGCGCTTTACATGACGAAGAAACGATCGTGCGTACCGAACTCTTATGCCAATGGGTTTCGCAGATTAACCCTGCTATCAACCAAAAGAATTGGGAATCTTGCGCAGTAGATAAAGTCCAATTAGACCCAGAAGAACCTACCTGGATGGCTATAGATTTATCACCGAATCGCCAGGAGGCCGCATTAGTAGCCGCCCAGAAAGTTAAAAACTCGGATAAATTTATAGTGGCGTTATTAGAGACCTACCAAAATCCCGTAAACCTGGACGATCTCCAGTTAGCCAACTCTATTGCTAGATGGGTTCGAAAGTATTCGACCGAAACAGTTGCCTATTCGCGCCAGACGGCGGGAGCAGTTGCGACACGCTTAGCGCCCGCAGGAATTGGAACTACTCCTATAGATGGAGCCTTATATGGCCAGGCGTGCGATGAAATGCTTTCGGCTATTACTTCTAATCGTCTCCAACACGGAAACCAGGAAGAATTAAATAAGCAGGTATTAAGCGCGGTTAAATTACCGTTCAAAGATGGCGGCTGGTATTTAGGAAGAAAGGCAAGCGGAGCGACTATCTGCGCCACGGTGGCGATGTCGATGGTCTGCCATTTCGCAACACGCCCAGAAACCGAGGTAGATTTAATTATAGGATAAAACGGACATAGTGTACAATTCTCCTATATGGGACTATTAGACTTATTAAGTTTTAGAGCGCCAGAGGCTAAAGTCTCTAATGAGGTGGATGTATCCGCTGCGCTTTCTCCTTTAAATGTTAGCGAACTACTGCGCGCAACAGTACGCGCGGGAGTATCTCGCCAGGAAGCGATGCAAGTTCCAACAGTTGCACGCGCTAGAAATATCATCTGCAGCACGATCGCATCTTTACCTATTGAGCAGTACAACAAATTCACTGGGGCGCATATCGAACCCACTCGCGTTATAAATCAGCCAGATTCGCGCGTCCCAGGTTCCTTTACTTACGCTTTCGTCGCAGAAGATTTATTATTCTTAGGCGTATCTTATGGGCAGGTTATGTCCATGTACGCAGATGGACGAATCGCAGAATGGACACGCATAGACCCTTCTCGCGTAGTTCCTCTTTACAATTCTAACCAAACCGAAGTAGTCGGCTACCAGGTAGATTCTAAAAATGTTCCTTTATCTGGCGTAGGTTCCGTTATATGTTTTTACGGTTTAGATGAAGGAGTCTTATCTCGCGCAGGTCGCACAATTCGCGCGGCTGCAGCATTAGAAACGGCTGCCGAAGATTTTGCATTAAATCCATCTCCGCAGATGATCCTAAAATCCAGTGGAACTAATTTAACTGCAGAAAGAATTTCTAAACTCGTTACTGCTTTTAATAATAGAAAATCTAAATCTACTACTTTCCTAAATGCAGATATAGATTTACAGGCGGTCGGCTTAGACCCGGAGCGCCTCCAGTTAAATTCTGCGCGTCAATATGTAGCCTTAGAATTATGCCGCGCTTTAGGTCTTCCTGCATATTTCGCATCTGCAGAAACAACTAGCATGACTTACAGTAATGCAATTTCAGAAAGAAAAGCGCTAGTAGATTTTTCTTTAAGAAGCGTAATGCTTCCTATCGAACAAAGACTAAACCAACCAGATTTTACTCCTAACGGGGTAGAAAATCGTTTCGACCTAGACGACTTCCTACGCGGAGACCCTCTAGTAAGAGCGCAAACCTATCAGATACTAAATTCTATTGGCGCGATGTCCGTAGAACAGATTCAAGAGGAAGAAGACCTAATCCGATAATGGAACTTAACTTCTCTACTAATGTATTCGCGGCCGATGCAGGTACACGCGAGATTTCTGGGCGAATTGTTGCCTGGAATGAAAAAGGATATACGAGCGCAGGAGAAACAGTCTTCGCGCCTAACTCTTTAACTTTTAATAAGAAAACGAAACTACTTCTAGAGCATGATCGCACTAGACCTATAGGATTTCTAAAAAGCCATGAAGTAACCGACGAAGATGTCCAGGCAGTATTTTCACTGGCTAAAACATTTTCTGCGGATGATGCTTTAGAAGAGGCTAGCACTGGATTACGCGACGGCTTTAGTGTTGGCGTAAAAGTAAACGCCTGGGATAACCAAGATGGCGTAATGGTTATCAGTTCAGCCAATGTAATCGAGGTCTCTTTAGTCACTGACCCCGCTATCGCGTCTTCTCGCGTAGAGCGCGTCGCTGCTAGCGAAAACGAAGCACCCGAAGTTTCTGCGCAACCGCAGGAAGAAACACAAACTAACCCAGAAGGAGAAGACTTAATGTCTGAAACCGTTTCAGAGGCAACAACAACCGAAGCGGTTGAAGCCTCAAAGTCAGAAGTAACTGCGAGTACATACGCTCCAGTTGCATACTCAACACCTCGCATTAACCTAGATGTAACTGCAGGTACATTCGCAAAGGCTCAAATTCTCGCAGCGCGTGGAGACCATGACGCTCGCGATCTAGTTGCAGCGCTTTCAGTTGCTACAGTTGCAGAAAATATCGGTACAGTACCTCCTACATACCTACGCGATATTATCGGCGTTATCGACTCATCCCGTCCATTTATTGACTCAATCGAGCGCGCTGCTCTACCTGCTACAGGCATGAAAATCTACACACCTAAATTGGGTGCGCAGGCTATCGTAGGATTAACTGCAGAAGGAGCAGAATACGCTTCTCAAGATACTGCAGTAACCTTCCAGGAAGACAATGTAGTTAAGTTCGCCGGTGCTGGTGTTCTCGACGAAGAGTTGGTGCTCCGCAGCGACCCCTCATTTTTGGACCTCTATCTCCGCGAGTTAGCGGCATCCTACGCACAAAAGACAGATGCTTACGCAGCAAAGATCGCAGTAAATAACTGCGGTTCAACTTCTGGCGCATCTATCTATAAGGCTATCGCGCAAGGTATCGCAGATTCTTACGGAATCACACGCAGCACACCTAATAAGTTGATGGTCTCACCTTCAGGTGGTAACGACTCTATCGACTTTGCTAACCTACTCGGAGCAGTAGATGGTTCAAACCGTCCACTATTCGCAGCCGCTAATTCTCAAAACGCTGCAGGTCTTATTACACAAGGCAGCACAAACGGCACAGTAGCAGGTCTCGATCTCGTAGTAGATGCTAACTACACAGGCGATGATTCAAATGTGAAGTACGCGATGGTTTACCCATCTAACGCAATGCGCTTCCATGAAAGCGGAACCGTTCAGGTTCGCGCCAATATCGTAGCGAATGGCCAACTAGAAATCGGCGTAAGCGGATTCGTAGCGGTTGTAAACCGTTACCCAACTGCTTTCCGTGGTCTCTCAGTAGCGTAACTAAATAAATGTGAGGGGGGCGGTTGCTCCCGATCGTCCCCCTCACCCATTAGGGAAGGAATGAAATGCCTACAATTATTACCGCTTCTACTCTTCGCGGTGTGCTCGGTGTTGATTCTGCCCTATATTCTGATGCAGTTTTAGACGATGTAATCGACACTGCGGAGACTGTAATTCTTCCAATGTTGGTTAAGTATTCTACTTCAGTAGAAAAGGCTTCTCGCGTAGATGGTGTCGCGACATATAAGACGACTAATCCGCACGAATTTACAGTAGGCCAGTCAGTAGTAATTTCTGGCGTAGCCTCTGGCTTTAACGCGACTAGCACAGTTACAGTAGTAGAAGAGGAATACTCTTTTTCAGTAACTAACGCTGGCGCAGACACTTTAGAATTTAATGTAATTCCTTCAGGCCTTGCAACACTTTCAGGCGCTCAAACTTATGTAGGAAATGCCGCAGTAGAGTCTGCAGTGCTTTCCGTTTCAGTAGAAGTTTTCTCTAATCGTATTGCTGCAGGAAATCAAGTAGAAGGAGTAGATTTTGCTCCTGCTCCTTTCCGTTTAGGTCGCTCACTCTTTAACCGTGTATCGGGTCTTCTAGGCTCTTACATGGATGTAGATTCTATGGTCGGATAATGACTGCATCTTCCATTTATACAGATGTACGCGGAGCATTAGCCAACGCTTTAACTAGCGTGGCCGCGAATGTTTATCAGGAAGTTCCAGAGTCGCCTATGGCTCCTTTTGCTGCGATCGTCCCGGACTCTCCATACATGGAATTAAATTTAATAAATAAATCTAGTTTAAAAGTTAAATTAAATTACACGCTATCGGTAGGAGTCGCCTGGCTCTCTAATGCTGGCTCTTTAAATAACTTAGAAAAACTAATACTACAGATTCTCGCAGTTATTCCTGCGGGGTGGGAAATTGGGGATGTCGAAAGACCCGCAGTAACCCAGGTTGGCGCTAGTTACCTGCTAGTGGCAGATATTCGCCTCTCTACTCAATACACACAAACAAACTAAGAAGGAGACTAAATGTCTACAGTAATCACAGGGCGCGACCTGGCTCTTACCATCGACTCAGATTCTTACGATGCGCAAGCCACTAGCGTTACATTAACTACAGATGTACAACGCGAGACATACCAGACACTAGACGGTAAAGTCCGAAAGACGATCGACTCTACAGGAACTCTGCAGGTAGAATTACTCGCAGACTGGGGAGCGGCAAACTCTCTATGCGAAGCGATGTGGGCTGCGGCTAACTCTGCTCCAGACACTGCTTTATCATTCTCATTAACTGCAGTAACAGGCGCTGTATTTACAGGAACCTGCTATCCTGTATTTCCTGTAGTATCTGGAACCGCTCCAGATGCGCAGACAGTATCTCTAACTCTAGAGGTCGCTGCAGTTCCTACAGGTACATTTTCCTAATAACTAAAAGAAACGGGAGCACAAAATGAAACTACCTATCTCCATCGAATACACAAACGGCGAGCAAGCAACTTATACCGCTCAGCCGCCAGAGTGGGCTAAATGGGAAAAGGCAACAGGATCAACCATTAGCAAGGCTCAGGAATCTATCGGTATCTGGGATTTAATGTTTCTAGCGTATAACGCCCATAAGCGCGAAGCCGCAGGAAAGCCAGTTAAATCTTTCGAGATATGGATGGAAACCGTAGCCGAAGTTAATGTAATCAGTGAAGACCCAAAAGCCATAAGCCAGGAAGCATAAGCCGAATCCTGGTGCAGTTGGCGGTAATGACTGGGATTCCTATGTCTGAATGGCAGACTGCGGAAGACATTCTAACGGCTTATGAAGTACTAAAGGAGCGAGATAGTGGCAGAGGCGATAGCCTACGATAAAGCGGAAATCCGTGCCATTACTCGCTCTTTTAAAGCCATGGATGAACAGGCAATAAACCAGGCTAAAACTGCTTCTAACGCTCTCGCTACTTATGTAGCAGATAAAATCAAGATAGCAGCACGCACCCGCCAGATTTCAGGTAAGGCTGCAGTAAGAATCGCCGACGGAGTAAGCATTTCTAAGACTTCTAAAATCGG